CCTTGTGATGACATCTCCCCCCAAGACACTCCCATTATGTCGTCTATCGGCAAGTCCAAGGCTACCTCGGTTTATCACGAGTGGCAGACCGACTCCCTTGCTGCTTCCACGACTGCGAACGCCCTTATAGAAGGTGCTGACGCTACGGACGCAACTGTATCGCCCACCACCCGTATTGGTAACTACACGCAGATCGTTGGTAAGACCATCCGCGTATCGGGAACCCTTGAGGCTGTAGACAAAGCTGGTCGTAAGTCTGAGAAGGCTTACCAGATGGCTAAAGCTGCGGCTGAGATGAAGCGCGACATCGAGACCATCATTACCGCCAACCAAGGCCAGTCTGCTGGTGACGCTACAACGGCTCGTACTATGGGTTCACTCCTGTCGTACATCAAGACCAACAGCTCTGTTAACGGTACATCCGTTACTGGTGTTGATCCTACAACGATTGGTATTTCTACCCGTACAGACGGTACGACTCGTACCTTTACCGAGGCCCTCCTGAAGGAAGTTATTCAGGAAGTGTTTGTTTCGGGTGGTACGCCTACTCTTGCTGTTATGCGTCCTGCGCTTAAGCAGAAAGTTTCTGGCTTCCAGGGTAACTCTGCCTACCGCGTTAATACCGACAACTCGGTTGGTAATGTAACCGTGGTTGCTGGTGCTGACCTGTACCAGTCGGACTTTGGTGTTCTCCAGCTTGTGCCTGATCGCTTCATGCGTTCTAGCGACCGTGAGGTGCTTATACTCGATCCTGAGTTTGCTGCCCTTGCTTATCTCCGTCCATTTGCCACAAAAGACCTGGCAATCAACGGTGACAGTGAGCGTTCACAGCTAATTGCTGAACTTACGATTGAGGTTCGCAACGAGGCTGCCCACGGTATCGTGGCCGACCTCAACACGAACTAAACTGCTGTAAAATGGGGGGTGGGTAACTGCCCCCCTATTTAGGAGTTATATGCCTAAGTTATTCTCGCAAGACCTGGACACCCAAACGGTACAGATTGCACACGATGACGGAGAAGGCGGTCTTATCTTAGAGACCAAACAAAACGTAAAGCCTTTTCTGGAACAAAACAAAGCCTCCTACGCTCGGATAGATGAAAGAGCAAGATGGGGCGAGTTCACACATATTGCGAGTATTCCCTTTGCTGTTATACAACAGTTAAATAAGGAGGGGATACTAAAAGGGTTTCACATAGTCGAGCCTAAGAAGTTAAAGGCTTGGTTAAACGACTCTGACAATCGCTTTTTTAGAACTCGACCTGGGAGGATTTAATGCGGGTAGCTATATGTATCCCTTCACGCGGGGATATGATGATGGGGACGGCGTTTGACCTAGCAACCATGACTGGCTACGACTCTCGGTTTCGGGATGGTACTCAGGCACTCTATACCGTTGCGGGTACGCTTATATTTGACCAACGTAACAAACTCGCAGAAGTGGCGTTAAACGAGGGTGCAGATTACATCCTCTGGGTGGACGCAGATATGCGGTTTCCCAAGAACACAATAGAGAGGTTGCTGGCTCACGATAAGGACATTGTGGGCGTAAACGCTACCACTCGGAATTACCCTGTAAGCCCTACCGCAAAGCACCTAGAGTGCGACTTTGAGCAGAACAGTTCTACTTGGATTCCTGTGAACTCCAAAGGCAAGACTGGGATCGAGAAGGTGGCTGCGATAGGTTGCGGGGTGATGTTATGCAAGGCAAAAGTCTTTAAGAAAACGCCTCAACCTTGGTTCTGGTTTCACAAGCTGAAGTCAGACAAAATTCTTGGTGAGGATGTTCACTTTTGCATTGCGGCTCACGATGCTGGATTTGAGACTTGGGTGGATCATGGCCTAAGTAACGAGATAGGCCACATAGGACAGTACACTTACTCATGGCAGGATATAAACAATGGCTCTGACCAACTACGCAGACCTGAAAACAACGGTCGCAAATTATCTGGGAAGAAGCGATCTAACAAGCGTCATTCCTGACTTTATTACGCTGGCAGAGATTCGTCTTGCTAGGCAGTTGCGGTTGCGGCAGATGCTTAAAACCGTGACCTCAACCACAACGGGAGGCGATAACACGGTTGGCCTTCCTGCGGATTTCTTATCCATTCGTGACATCTACATAGACCAGAACCCACGAAGAACGCTCTCTTATTTATCTCCCTCGGCTTTTACAAGGGATGCTAGAGCTTCAGAGTCTGGTCTACCTAACTTTTACACTCAGAAGGGGTCAGAGCTGGAACTTGCTCCGATTCCTGATACCAACTACACGTTGGTCATGCTTTACTACGCAAAACCTGCGGCACTATCAGACGCAAACACAAGTAACGAGTTTATGGCGGTCTGCCCAGATGCGCTTTTATACGGGGCTTTGATAGAGGCAGAACCTTATCTTATGAACGATGCAAGACTGGCTGTGTGGACGCAGTTATACAGCAATGCAGTACAGAGTCTTGCAGAATCCGATAACACCTCAGAGTACGCAGGTGTCCCACTTACTATGTCCGTGACATCGAGGTAACTATGGCTGAACTATCTGATTACTTAGAAAACAAACTTTTAGACCATGTTTTGCGTGGCACAAGCTACACCTCGCCCACCACGGTCTATGTTGGTCTTTATACGTCTGATCCTGGTGATGACAACTCGGGCACAGAGTGTACGGGCGGTGCTTATGCTAGGCAGATCCTATCTGTTACTACGGCCTCGGGTGGCATTGTGACCTCCTCTGCGGATGTGACTTTCCCACAGGCTACAGACAACTGGGGAACTATCTCCCACCTTGGCCTTTTAGACGCGGTAACTTCTGGCAACCTTCTTATGCACACGGAGTTGACCACCAGCAAGACGATTACCGCAGGTGACGTACTTAAGATCAGTTCTGGCAGTCTGACAGCAAGCCTTGATTAATGTCGCTTACGCTAGAGCAGTTAGACCAGTTTGGCTCGTTAGACACCCTCCCATTTAGCCTAGATAACAACTGGACAGACGAAGGGGTCTGCGGGCCTTTTACGCTAGAAGGCTTAGATGCTTTTGGCGGCATAGATTCTCTAGGGTATAGCCTAGATGACGGTATTTGGCTGTCCACCACCACCTGTGCAAAGATTGCCTCTGCGGAAATCACAGGAACAGGGACGCTTACCGCTACAGCGGACTTTAGGCTGCCCATATTTATCTCTGGAAGCATTGCAGGGGTTGGAACACTTACATCGGATGCCTTCCTAGAAAGACTGGCATCAGGGGCGATTACAGGCTTTGGTAGCCTATCTGCAAGCGTCTCTCGTATACAGACAGCAGAAGGGGCCCCCTTAGGTTCTGGAAGCCTCTCGGCATCTGTGCAGAGGATTCAGGTCGTAGACGGGTCTATAACAGGCACAGGAAGCCTTACGGCAGGTGCGTTTAAGCAACGGTTAGTCTCGGGTTCTATTACAGGAACAGGCTCACTATCTGCGCTTGCGGGCTTTACCGCAGAGGGCAAGGCAGACATTACTGGGTCTGGTTCACTTACGGCGGCGATCAATTTCATTGCAAGCATACAGGCCCAAGTACAGGGTGTAGGAACGATTATCTCCTCCCTGTATGTGTTTGGTGAGGAATGGTCGCAAGTCGGAGAAGACGCGAATACTTGGGCAAACGTGCCAGCAGAAGCAAACACATGGTCTGCGGCCTCAGAAGGATCTAATACTTGGTCTTCTGTGGCTGCGGGTTCTAATACATGGACAACTCAGGCGGTGGAATCTAGCACATGGCTATAAGCAAAGTTACGTTTACAGAGTGGTTGCCTGACCAGCCTGGTGTTGTTGGGGCGTTAACCAATGCTCGTAATGTCTATCCTAAAGCGGTCGGTTATGGGCCATTTCCAGAGGAAGAGGACTATTCTCTGTCTGCCTCTGAGAACTTAAACAACATTGCCGCAGGGATTGACTCTACTGGATCTACACGGGTGTTTGCGGGTGGAGCTACTACGCTTTTCTTGCTGGACTCTAACGATTTGTCTTTAACTGATGTTTCGTCAGCAACGTACAGCTCTGCGTACCGCTGGAGATTTGCCCAGTTTGGTGACTACATGATTGCCTCCAACGGGGGGCAAAGGGTTCAGTATGCAGATATGTCGTCCACCACCATCAGTTTTGCGGACATAGACGCTTCTGCACCTACAGCACGATTCTTAACAGTTGTCAGGGACTTTGTTGTTGTTGGGAACACATCTACCTACCCAAATGAGGTTGCCTGGTCGGGCCTAAACAATCCTAACACTTGGGGTAATACCGCAATAACCCAGTCCGATAGTCAGGTGATTCCTGATGGTGGTGCGGTCAGGGGTATTACAGGTGGTGAATTTGGGATTGTGCTGTTAGAAAAGGCAGTCTTCAGGATGTCTTATGTTGGTTCTCCGATCATCTTCCAGTTCGACAACATTGCCAGGAATCTGGGTTGTTACGAGCCGAACTCGGTTGTCCAATGGCAGGGTATTACTTACTGGCTTGCGGATGACGGTTTCTATGCCTGTAATGGCGAGACGATAGAAGCGATAGGCGCGGAGAAGGTGAACAGACACTTCTTTGACACGCTTCAAGAAGCAACTATTGGCAATATGTCGGCTGCTATAGACCCATTCCGAGCTTTAGTTATGTGGGGTTATCCTACGCTGGACGACACCTACAGGATTCTCATGTACCACATTCCCACTAAGAAGTGGAGTTTTGCGGATACAGGGATTAGTCGGGTTGCTGACATTGCGACACCAGCATTTACGCTGGAGGGATTAGATGCTATTTCTGCCTCGCTAGATGCTTTGCAAATCTCACTAGACTCTAGGCAATGGCTAGGTGGCAAACTGTTAACAGCAGGAATCTCTGCCGACAAGATCATCACATTTACAGGCCCAAATAAGACCGCGCGGATTGCGTCTGCGGATCTTGAGACAGGGGCCAATATGTCTATGGTGACCCTTGTGAAACCGATTGTGGATAACGGGTCTGCAAGTATTGCGGTGGACTCCAGAATGAACCTGAGCGAGGCCGTTAGTTTTGGTGACGCAACCGCAGCAGATAGTGAAAATAGGGTTGGAATGCGGTCGTTAGGCAGGTATCATAGGGTTCGGGTCATTCCCTCTGGTAATTGGACGACAGCTATCGGATTTGAGGTTGATATTCAGCAAGCAGGTGGTCGTTAATGCAGTTTCGTAGGCTACCCACGTTAGGTGGGACTCCCAGACAGGTTGCGGAGATCCTGAACAATGCGATGGACGGTAAGACCAACAACACGGGAACCGTTACGCTAGAAACAGGAAACGCAACATCTACAACGCTGTATGACGAGCGTATCTCTGCCGACACAAAGATTGTAGTTTTACCGTTTAGTTCTGCGGCATTTGCGGATGCCTCGCCTTACGGTGAGTTTTCTAACAACAATGGTCAGACTGCTCCGAGTACAGGAACCTCTGCGGTTGTGGAATGGAGTACGACAGACAAAAGCTCTGGCGTATATTTAAGCAACACTACACGGGTTAATGTACGAAATGCGGGTACTTATTCTGTGCAGTATTCCTTGCAGTTAGCTAACATAGCTAACGATGGTCAGTATGCAGATATATGGTTAAAGAAGAACGCAACCATTATTGATAACACAGGTAAGCGGTATTATTTACCAGCAAGAAAGTCTGCGTCTGAGCCAGCCCATGTGGTAGCGACTTACGAAACCCTAGTAACTTGTAGTGCGGATGACCACCTAGAGGTGGCGGGTTCTGTAAGTTCCACGGATGTGACCTTAGAGCATTTTGCGGCAGATGTGGGTGTACCGCGTCCTGCCATCCCTGCGGCAAGCATTGTGGTGAAGTTAGTTTCGCCCCTTGCCTATTCCAACATTTATGTTTCATCTCAGTCTCAGGGTCAGGCGACCATATCTCATTACGCCAATGACACAGCAGACAAGACCTATGCCTATATTTTAGTGGGGTAATTATGGCTACAGCAGCAGAACTCAATATGTTTAATCAGCTCATGGCAACGGGTGACTACGCTGGTGCGGCACAAGTCGCACAACAGGCGGGTTATAGCGCGGGAGATGTTGCGACTTACATCAACCAGAACCTTGCTGGCCTAAATTTGCCGACAGACGCTAACATTAGCGCAGATGTTGTGCAGTCACTCTACACGCCTACACCTACTATTGCGCCCACGCCAGTAAACGTCCCTATGGCAACTGCGCCTGGGACTGGGTTTACTGCGCCCACGGTCAATCCTCTTACTCCTGCTGCGGGCGAGAGTCAGATAGACCCTGTAATTGCTCCCTACTTGTCCGAGGCTTTAGGTCGCGCAAGGTCTTTATTCCTAACTGGCGCACAGCCAGAGTTATACCCAGGTCAGATGTATGTCGGGCCTTCCGCGCAGACAGAGACAGCCCTTACGCAAATGGAGCAGTTAGCAGGGGCAGCAGCACCTTTTTATCAA